TGAACCTTGGCCAGTTCCTTGTTCGGGAAGTGCATATTGTCGAGCACATATTCCGGCTGCAAGATGCCGGACTTGAAGCCCTGGAAGATCAACTGCGCATTCTCGTCGGCAAAGATCGGGCTCGACGAGTGGCTGTCGATGACAACGCGCCAGTCGGTCGGCAGTTCGGCCAATAGAAACGATGAATTGTCGACGTCATCGAGCGGTTTGTCGGCATTAAGCCAGTAGCGCTCGTCGTCCTTGGCTTCCATCAATTGCATCGTGAGATCGCCGCAGGTCGCGCACTGCCGTTCCACCAGCAACGAACGATCCCGCAGCGACGGCGAGGCCGTTTTCAGCAAGGTGTCGGCATGAACGCCCGCGCGCACGCCCGGCTCGCCCTTGCCCTGTAGAATTTCAGGCCGACCGCCGAGCGTATTGATCATCTCGATGCAGAACTTAAGCATCGGGATCAACTCGGCCGGCAGTTTAGGCGTGATATCCTTAATGTCGGCGCCTTGCGGCAGGTTCATATAACCAGACGAGCGGATTTGCGCGTAAATCTCGTCCGTTATTGAAGCATCACCAGTGATGCCAATCAGCTTGTCGATCTGCAAGCCCATCAGGCGTTTTGTGTCGTCGCACCACGTCGACAAAAGCTGCTGCGGCTCGATCAGATCAACTAGCTCACTGCGACCCCAGAACCAGTTGGTCACTTCGTTGGGCTGAATCAGGCGATAGGGATTGACGCCCGTCAGCCCGAGCAGGTTTGCCTTCTTGTGCAGCGGCGCGAGCAGGATGCCGGGCTCGATCACCTGGATCGTCGTGTAGTCGGTCTCGTCCTTGACCCACAACTCGTGCATGACGACGACGGCAGGTGCAATCACTGGCCCCATCGCGCCAAAATTGGCGTTGGACGTGACGTTGACTATGCCGCCGGGGACGCTCGTGCCCTCGACGCCGGACGTATTGAGCGGATTGGCCGACAGGACCCAGTGCTGGTTGCTATCGACGCCGGGTGCTGCCGTTCCTGCCTGGGCGTTGGACTTGATCTGGTCGTAGAGCTTGCGCGCTTCCGGCAAATGGCAGATGCGACGCCACACCTCGGGCATCGTCAGCGTCACCGTCTCGCACATGGCTTCCTGGCGATCGAGCCGGTTTTCATCCTCGCGGTAGACGCCGAACTGCCACGGCATCACCAGTTTGTCGTAATACACAGGGTCGTCGTCGGCACCCTCGACCTGCACCCACTGCTTGTGAAGGCAGGCGCCGTATTTCAGGGCTTCCTTGACGCCGCGGCCGAACGTCATGTCGGTATTGTTGCGGTCCCACGTTCGCGTCAGCTCCTTAGCCGCCGCCTTGGCGCGCTCGTAGTCGATCTTGGGGCGAGGCCGCCCGAAATCGATGGCAAACATCAACTCGACCGGACTGAAAATATAGTCCGCGATGGTCGTGAGATGGTTGTTGAGCATATTGATGAGCGCCTTGGTGCCGTCATAGCGGCCGGTCTCGGCGATCATGTTGAGCTGGCGGTAATAAGACGAGCGCATGGCAACGGAAATGTTGCACTGGTCGATCAACTCGTTGGCAAACGAGAGCAGTTCTTTCTTGTTGGTCGGGACCGGGAGCATTACCAGGTATACTGCCGCTGAATGGCCCCTAGGGTCTTGGCGCCGGCTCTGGGCTCGATGCCGTGGGTGGTTTGGCCGTCGACCGTCACCGTGCCGGTTGAGATGCCCGCCGCGAACTCAGCACCGTTGCCGCCGGCAAAGCCGAACTGGCCGCCTCTGGCGTTGACCGCATCCATCTGGCGCGTGACATCGTTGACCACGGGCATGGCGGCGATGTCGCCAGCGTGCTTGGTCGAGCGCATGTCGGTGATCTTGAGGCTCGACATTTCTGACACGTCGCATCCGGCAAGCTCGGCAGCCTTCTCGGCGCGAACCTCGGACGCAGCCTCGGCCTGCCGGTAGATGGCGTCGCCCGCCTTGGTCTTGGCGCTCAAGAAAGCAGGGATCGCGATCACGTTATCGCCCGGCGGCTCGCCCAGGTCAGCCTCGCATAGCGGGCAGTGCCGGGGATCAGGCTTGGTGGGCTCCCATTTGAACGCCTGACGGCACTCGGGGCATCGTAAAGCGAAAGCCATTATCGTCCTCGCCAATTCCTGCGCATCTGATCGCTCTGAGCAGCCAGTCTAACACGCCTTTTCTGGGCGAAGAAATACTGCAATTGGTTCTGCTGGTAAAGATTGATCTGATCGGTGATGGTCAGGCGCTGCCGGGCGGCCTCGGTCTCGCGCGTCCGGCTGGACGCCATCAGCATTCGCTTAGGACCTGTTTCCCAACAATTGACGGCAAAAGCTGCCGCGAGCACACGATCATCCTTCATCGATCCCGGGGCTTTGATGGTGTCGCCCTCGCGCGCGATCGACTTCATCTCGGAAACTAGGTCCATCGATCGGATGTGGAACATGCCATTGGAGACGAAATCACGCAGGCGCTCCATGAAGGTGATCTTCAAGGCCGCAGTCGTCTTGATATGGTAGGCAGCACTTCCCTGCATCGAGTCGATGCGTGAATATAAAAACGTGCGGACGTTCCTGAAGATATCTTTCAAGCCCTGCTCTTGAATGGCCTGCTCAAGATATGAGTGCGACTCAAGCTGATATTTAAGCGAGCGCAGCGATTGAAAAACTGCCGTGCCGGGACCATTGAGTTCTAGCGCGTACTTGACCTGCGCGTTGGTGCCCTTGCCGTACCAACCCATGAGGCTGGCGATCACATAGGCAAGCTGGTCGGTCTTGATCAAAGGCGAAGCGTATTCCGCCACCTGATCGATGCCGTTCGCGTAGCACCGACAAACCTGGATCGATGAGCGATCATTGGTCTCGTTCTCACCGAACGCAGGGTCGATGCCAAGAACATAGTAGCCATCAGGGTCGGGCTCCTCCCAGACCTTCAACTCGGCCATCTTAACGGTGGGCGCTTTCAGGATGATGGTGTTATGAAACTCGGCGCCGACCGAATACATGTACGAGTGGAAATTCGGATTGACGAAATTGTTCGTCATCTCCGTCAGTTTTTCGGCGGAGAAGAATATCGAGCCCGTTTGCTGGAAGGCTTCTTCCTCCGTCCAGGGCTGCTCCTGGATTTTTAGGTTGGAGCCCTCAAACTCGGGATCGGCGTCGCCCTCGGCAACCGCTGCCGGGTTCATGCGCCTTCGAATCCACGCGAGCTGTTCAACCGTGATGTCGTGATCGTACAGGTCCTTGACCTGCTTGATCTTCTTTTCCTCGGCAGGCGTTGGCGGCGTGCGGCCATACAACTCGAAGTCGGCTTGATCCTGCTCGATGCGCTGCTTGGGGTGGCTCCACCAGCCCAGAAACAGGCATGAGCAGTGCGCGGGGTCCTTGCGCGCGTCGGTCCAGATGGTGTGCCAGAGGTTGAAGCCGCGCGCCGTTGACTCATAGATGTAAAGGCGGTCGGGGTTCTCGTCCGACAGCGAGTTCTCGAACGACTCAAGGCCCTCGGGATCGGAGAACGAGCAGAGTTCGGACAGATGCGCCATAGACAAGCCAACCGAACGGCCGAGGCCGCCGGATTGCGCGGTCTTCTTGACACCCGCGGCCTTGAACAAGATGCGCGACTTGTTGACGAGCGTGATGCCCTGGCGATTGGTGCTCTTGACTGCCGGGAACTTCAACTTCGCCGGCAGGTCGTCGATCATCGCCTCCAGTTCTGCCCTCGCCGACTCGCGGTTTTCGGACGAATCGAAAACAAGAGCGCCACCAAGCCCACGATGAATACCAATATAGAAAATAGACAGCGCCCGAGAAATCGTAGACAGGCCCAACTGGCGCGATTTAAGGACGTAGAATTTATGGATGTCATTTTCGAGCCCGTCGAGAACAGTGGCGATGAAGCGCCGCTGCCCATCGTACAGGTTTTTTCCGAGACAAGTGAAGCCGGTGTTCTTGGAATTTATGAAACACGAGTCCAGAAACGCATAGAAGGAGCGCTCGAACGTCTCGCGTTTAGCTCTGGACCAGCCTGACATGCGGCGATACTAGCGGCTATCTCATCTGGCCGAAAGAGCCTTGTGTGCGCTGGTTCTTCTCTGCAACCGTCAACATGATCTGGCTCTTGGTCACGACGCTATTCCAGAATAGCGCCATGTCCTGATGCGCATCCAGTATCAGCGTCTTGATAGGGTCGCCGCCGCCATCCGGTGGAACGATAACATAAACGCCACCAAACGAGCCCTCGGCGTTGCGCTCGATCGTGTCGGCCATGTCGCGAAAATGCTTAGCAATCTCTGCGGCGGTAGCCATCATCCATACCTGTGCGAAAAATAAGGTTTCACTTCGGCATTAAGCATCGACCCCACGCTAGGGGCGTTTACCAACTGCTCGGCCAGCTCCTCCGGCACGCCGCTGTAGATCGAGCGCTTGCCCTTGGTCCACGTAATGCTCAGTTCCTTGGTCTCGTCGTTGTATCCGACCGTCGAGACGTTGGACGAGTAGACCTCTTTTTCCCAAGTTGCCATTACTAAACTCCCTTCGCTTGCGCCTGTTCCTGCATGATCGTCGCGATGATTGGCAACAGCACGTCGTCAAGATCGTCGATCTGTTCCTCAAGAAAAGTGAGGAAGGGTATTTTCAGGATCGGCTGCTGCTCCGCGTTGTAATAGGGACTGTCACGCGGGATGCGCCAGATCAGAATACGCCGCTGCGTGCGATTGTGCTGTCCCAGCGAGAAAAACTCGCCATCGGCCTCACCCTGGAACGGCAAACGTATATGTGCCTGCCGCTCCGAATGATTCTCGAAGAAGAACTTGTCCGAATTGTCGAAGGCAACCGCGAGGGCCTTACGTTCCGCCATTCTTCAACTCCTCGGCGAGCAGCGGTTCCTCGATCACTTCGCCTGCGATTACCTTGGCCCGATTGAGAGCATCCAAAAGCGCCTTGTCGTCGGCATTGTCACGCTCGACGCGCGCCTGATGGCCGGTCTCGGTGATCGTGTAATTCACCACGTCGCATTTGCGCATGTAGCCCTTCGCGGTCAGCGACAGAATAGGCTCCTTCCAGCGGCCAATGGGGGCCATGTACATGCCGTCGTCGGCCAGCAGGAGCACCGTGAACTCGTCCTCGGTCAGTTCTGCTGGCATGACTCAAGCTCCTCGATGCGCTTCTTGGCATCCTCGATAACTTGGCGCATATCGGCGGCTGCATAATCGTAGGTTCGTATTGCCACTTTAGCCCGAATCTCTCGATCCAGCTCGACGCGGCACTTTTCGAGGCGCTCGACGAGACTCATTTTGCCCTCTCCCTCAAAGCCTTCACGATTTCATCGAATACCGGCTGCCAGCGCATGTCGGGGCCTTGCGGGAACACCTTGTACTTGGACCAAATCTGATCGGAGCCGTCAAAACCTAGGCGATAATCTCTCCCCATCCATGAATACGGTATCCAGCATTCGCGCTGTGCAAAAGAAGCAATATGCCCAAGTGCACTTTCACACGTTATAACTAAATCCAGGTCTTGCAAGATGGAAACTGTGTCTGCCACGCAGCGTATATAACCCGACAAATCTTGAATTACTGGGGCGCAGCCGGTATCGTATAATTGCTTCTTGTTCTCGTCGACCTGCAAAGAGTACAGGGCTATCCCCGGCACCTTGTAGAGATCGAGAAACTGCTGGATCGGGATCGATCGGGCTTCGTTGATATCGTTGAGCGACGAGCCA